ATTAGGTAGTGCTATTATATAGACTATTTCTTCTAATAACTGGAAATTTTTCTGGTTAGGAAATAATGGTAAAGCAAAATTATCATTGTTTATATCTCCTGTAGGAGTAGGAGCATTAATGTCTGACCAAAATATTCCACCTAATGATGCCCATTCTCCTTTATTTGGAAATCCTAAAGAATTTGAATCTAGGATTATAGATTTAACTCTAACTGATTGAATGTTTATCCCTCCACCTGAGGATAAGGCAGATAAATTAGGTGATTCTGATAGTTGGTTGACTTTTTGTCTTAATGCCATTACTTATCATCTAATGGTTTATTTAGTTGGTCTAGTTGGGCCATCAATTCTTCTCGTTCAGCATCAGTAATAGTTAAACCATCACCTCCACCTCCATTGCTTTCTTGATTATTAAATATACGTTGAATGATAGTGGCCATTTTAAGTAGGTGTTCATCATTCTTAACTCCAATTTCAAGATAATTAGCTATAAGAGGAACTATAACAGTAGCATCACTCACATCATTGACTAAATCCTTTAGTTCACGAACTAGACCCGCTATAGTTTTTTCTTTTTTCTTCTGGTTATCATATATCTCAGATAGTAAATCTGAGAATTTTTTATCACCGAATATATTTTTATCTAAAGATCCCATAATATTTTTATTATATGTATGGTTACTCTATAAACCTAATATAACCGTTGTCAACATAAAATTGATACTCAGGACGAAAATGGTCATATATTTTATTAACCACTTGGGTTATTTTAGGAGTTTTAACATCCACCATTTCCTTTATATAAATATACAATGCTTTTTTATGAAATATATTTATATTTTCTCGTTTACGGAATAATTCTAAAACTGCATCTGCTATCTTAGCATCATCCTTTGCTGGATGAAATTGATATATACGGTCAGTATAATATTGAGTAAAGGCATCAATAAAGAAGGATAAATTATCTTCATCATCCGAAAATTCAAATATATCATCTTCACTTAATTTATCTAGATTATCTTTGTTAGATGATACTTTATAATCTTTCTCATAACCAATAACATCACTGATAGGAATGGATGTAATTTTTTTCTTATAATTTTTCCTATTATATACGATTAACCACCTTAAGGCTATAGTCCCAAAATAAGAATAAGCTTTTTTACCTAATGTAGGATCAAACTTATGAATTTTACTTAACAAAAATATAATAACTTCATGTTGAAGATGTTCTAGATCATCAACATCAGTATTCCTAATTTTATAAGTATGGATTAGATTTTGAGTTAATTTGAAAAAAGCATAATGTATTTTTTTATTATATAATCTGCTCTTTTCCTCAGGGTCTGTTAATGTGTTATATAGGATAATAGCGTTTTCAGTTTCTTCTGTGAAATAACGTTTACCCATAATTTAGAATTTTTTTAACTGGAATTCATTTAAGATGTTTTGGATTTTCTGGAGATTAGTAAAGAAAAATCCTACCTCATCATCAGACTTAAATACTCCTCTTTCATCCAGTTTTTTTAGTTTAGCGTCTGAAATCTCAATAGCTCGAGATAACTGGTCTAGGTAGTCTAGATACCCAGCCAGTATATCCTCTTGCTTTTCATTTTTTCGTAATAAGTTATATGTGGTAAAACCTAATATAACTGTTAATATTCCAAAGAAAATAGCTAATGAAATAAGTAGTATTATCATAAGTCGTCTAACATATTTTTTAGGCTATTACTCTTGATGGAGCCTAGAGCCTTGGTTTGTTTTGATGCTGATTTTTTAGAATTAGAATCTAATACAAATGATGTTTTTTTAGGCTTTTCTTCTTTTTGGTTATTTTTTAATTTAGGTAACCATTCTTTCTCAAATTCAATTCGAGCAGCCATTAAATCAGCTTGATGTAAAATAAATGGAAGCGCAGTACGTGGTTTTTGTTCTGGCATAAATGTGTGAAGATATTTCTTGTTAGCTTCATCATATAAACCATCATGGGTTTGGATGGCTAACATTTCATTAAATGAATATCTAATACCATGAGCCTGGAGTAAATATAAACCACGATCAGGGACTGAGGCAAAAGGTACTTTAGAATTAAACATGTAATCTTCTCCTAGTTTTTCCTTTCTCCAATTATCAGTCTGGGGAATATAAGCTTCATTATCCTCGTCTCCCATTTTTCCCAAGTCATGATTAATGGCTGAGAATACGAGTTCTTCAACAGTAAATGTTGTAATATCAGCTCCCATATCGGCCCACAAATCATATAATTTAAGAGCACATCCAACAACACGGTTCACATGTTCAATATATCCTCCAGGAAAAGCATTATGATACTCTTTCTTATGAGCCGCAGGCATTAAGATTAATCGGTCCTGGTATTGGTTATAGAAATCAAGTAGCGCCTGTTTTCTGTCTCCTTCAATCCAGTTCTCAATATTACTAGTAAACTGATCCCAGTTTTCTTTAATTTGTTCAGCAGTTAATTGCATAATTTATCTAATTGGATTAATTTCATTAGCATTCATATCTTCACGTTCAATCATAGACTTAACTTCAGAAATCATATTTTCTACTAGTTCAATTTCTTTCTTGTAGTTGTCTACCGATTCTCCTCGGTTCAGATAGAATTTCATTTTCTTCATCGAGTTATCGACGCGTTCCAGTTGTCTCAGAATCATTTCTCTGTTTCTCATATGTTTTAGTTTTAATTAGTTACTTATTAACACCCGTATCTATACGATACATAAAGGATTTTAGGAGGCCAAATATTTTAAGACTTTTTAAGACCTTTCTGTTATAACATAGATTAAGTGGGTAAATAAACGGTCTTTTATATATATGGCGTAGTATATGTTTTTATATAGGTAATGGGTAATATAGTTGTTTTTATGGGAATTTAACGGCACTGATAGTCGGCTGCCTTAGTAGCTATCTGGTTATATGGTTTGATATTGGCCTTGTATCCTAAAGATTCAGCCCACCCTTTTACAGCAGATACTAGTTTTTGGCTAAAATATTTTTTATCATCATTATAGTCAAAGTCTAGTTCTACTTTTAAGCTTGGAATTTTAGTAGTAAGCCATTCGGCTGTCTCTATAGTAAGTTCAGCTTCTCTAAACAGTTTAGTAAAACGATCCTTGATACGTGGAACTTTTTCTTTATGGTAGATGTAATGAACACCTCTAGTACCAAAGCGGTATGCTATGGCAATAGCGTAATAAGTGTATTCGCTCCTATTTTGGGAATCAGTTCCAATATGGATTTCAGTATAAGGATTATCCTCTAAAATTTTGATAGTATGATTAACTACATCAACTCTATCTCCATCACATTTTTTAAAATTTTTCATGATGTAAATATATAAAGACATATTGAAGTAGCCAAGCGGAAGACACTGGGATCGAACCAGATACCCTAAGGTACACATTGCTTAGCAGGCAAGCCCTCTCACCGTTGAGGATTATCTTCCAATAAAAGTGTGTTTGCTGGGATTCGAACCCAAACCTTCAGAACCACAATCTAATGTGCTAACCATTAACACCACAAACACCGCGGAGAATGTAGGATTCGAACCTACGGTACCTTTCGGTACAACAGTTTTCAAGACTGCCGCAATCGACCACTCTGCCAATTCTCCATATATTAAACAATCTTACTAGCTATTTCCTGTATCAATGCTTCTTGTTCAGGATTGAGCTGCAACCTTCCTCGTTTGATTTTGTCGACAACTTCAAACCACATTTCATCATGTATGTTTGACGGCACGTCTAGACTGCCAGTTAACTGACTAGGTTCATAACCGTCATCATAAAGTTTATCAACAAGATCTTGAGTTTCTTTACTAGATAGATCTTCTAACATTTCGTAGATATCTACATAAACACTAACGTAAGCCATATTCAATTTAATTTAAAGGTTTATAGTTGTCCCTGAAGGATTCGAACCTCCATTAAGTGGACCAAAACCACTTGTCCTGCCATTAGACGAAGGGACAATAAAAAATACATCAGTGGTTTAAAGCGGGTTAATTATCCGTTAATTTGTTGTTTTACTCCTTTAGGGGAATATTTAGCATCTAATTTGTCTACTCGAGAATCAATATATGACTGAAGTTCCTCCAGTCTTTTATTAAATTCATCCATTGCACGCCATTTTGATTCATCATCTCTGTCTATACGTCTATTGATAGACTCAGATTCTCTCCACATGCCTCTTTGAACTTCTTCTATTTCACGCTGGAGATTGTTGATTTGTGTTTGTGATTGGTTGTATTTAACAATACCATATACAGCTACTACGGTTAGGACTACAGTAACTACTGATAGCATTCCTAAGATAAAATAAAGTGTTTCCATAATTTTTAAGTGTTAAATTGCCAAAACCACTGATGTATTTAGAGCAGTAAACAGGACTCGAACCTGCAACCCTCGACTTGGAAGGACGACGCTCTACCAATTGAGCTATTACTGCTTATGTTGTGGACCGTATCGGAGTCGAACCGATGACCTCCTGCGTGCAAGGCAGGCGCTCTAGCCAGCTGAGCTAACAGCCCAAAATTAAGTCGAGGTGGCCAGGTTCGAACTGACGACCTCCTGGTCCCAAACCAGGCACGCTACCAACTGCGCTACACCTCGTAGTAGTAATGATAAGATTCGAACTTATGACCTTCTGAATATCAGTCAGATGCTCTAACCAACTGAGCTACACTACTATATTTGCACGTAAATAAAAGTGGGCCTTGTTGGGCTTGAACCAACGACCCTCTGATTATGAGTCAGATGCTCTAACCAACTGAGCTAAAGGCCCTTATAGCGTTTCCTCTTGGGCTCGAACCAAGGACCCTCTGATTAACAGTCAGATGCTCTAACCAACTGAGCTAAGGAAACATATTAGAGGTTCCAGTTAGATTCGAACTAACATAAATGGATTTGCAATCCACCACCTAGCCACTCGGACATGGAACCAAAAGTAGTACCTCCCAGGATCGAACTGGGGACGCTAGGCTCTTCAGGCCTACGCTCTACCATCTGAGCTAAGGTACTATATAAGCGTATCTGACAGGAGTCGAACCTATAACCTCCTGGTCCGTAGCCAGGTGCTCTATCCAATTGAGCTACAGATACTAAATAAAAGATTTCGGGTCTTGCAGGGTTTCTGATAGATGGTTTGTTTGCGCTCTGATTACTCCAAACCCTTTTTCATCATTTTAACACCATCATCTATTACAGCTTCACTATCTTTTACTTTTGTTGGCAGGGAGGGATTCGAACCCCCGTACTCCTAAGAGAACAGATTTACAGTCTGTCGCCTTTAACCACTCGGCCACCTACCAATTTATTGAGCCCCCTGTAGGAATCGAACCCACGACCTACTGAGTACAAATCAGTTGCTCTAAGCCAGCTGAGCTAAGGGCCCT